TTGATTGATAATCTTGTTGAAAGTTTTCAAAACCTCCGTTTGTTTCACCATTACCTCGATTAAGTTGTACATTACCAGTGGCATTAGGTAATGTTATTGTTCTGTCTGCTGTGGGTGTAGCACTATCTAAACTTATACTAAAATTTGTTCCATTTTGTTGAAACCAATTTAATGTAGCATCATCGCCTAACAAGTAAGCATGACCATTACCCAATGCAAAAACGCCAGCTTGACTACCATTTATAGTATTATTAAAATATAACCAACCAGCTTCACTACCATCAGCTATATTTCCTAAAGTATGATAAATTTTAAAACCTAAAGTAGATTCATTTGCATTATTATCTGCAAAAAATTGAATTGCACTTTCTTGAGAAAAGTTTTGAGCATCACTATGATCATTAGATATTAAGTTTAATAATGGACCACCATCTACTGTAGATGTAAGTGATAAGTCACCATTAAAATTGATATCTGCTTTGGAATTATCAGACGAGTTTCTTTTGAATATTGCCATATCCAAAGCTGTTGGTGTAGCATTGTTATAATTTCTATGACGTATTCTTACAGAATCTTCGTTAGCACTAGTAGCATCATCACCTGCTTGTATTATTAAATTTGTTTGTTGATTACCTGATTGTTCTGTTTCTGTAAATATTTGTGTATTAGAATCTGAACCATGTGTTTCTGCAAATTGTAAATTACCAGCTATAGTAACACCACCTGAACGAGTTTCTAATCTTCCAGCAAGATTAACATGACCACTTGCATCTTTAAAAACAGCTTTATCTCCAGGTAATGTACAAAATATATTTCTTGTGCCTGAACTCCAACTTACAGCGTTGTTAGAGTTCGAGCTTGATAAAATAGTTGTACGGGCAAGGGTAGTACCAGAAGAAGTAAAAGTACCTAACCCTACCTCAAAATCAGTTCCATCAGTGCAACAATAATACGTTGTATCACCGTTACTTAAATTAGCAGTAAAAGTTTCAAAACCAGTCGTTGCACCACCTAAAGTGTAAGTTCCAGTGCCTGTTGTGGTTGTTGTTTCTTTTATTCTATCTGATAGAACAAGAGCCACTACTTTAACTCAATGGTCAAATTATTTTGATTTATTCTAAATATATCACCAGTTTGTATTGTTTTGTCTACGTCTAACTTACCGATAAACAGTACGTTACCACCAGCACCCACAACATCTAAACTGCCACTAGCAGCAGTGGTTACAAACACATGAGTTATAACATCATCTCCTCCACCTGTAGACGCATCAAAAGTAATGTTTTGTGCATTTTTAATTGTTTGCGTGTCTGCTGATTCAGCAGTTAAAGTCCAGTTAGCTGCTGTTACTTGTACTCTTTGATAACTAGTAAAATCAGCTTCTGTAATAACAGGATCTCCTGATTCACCAGTTGTATTACCAAAGTTTGATACTGCTGTTGCTAATCCAACATAGATGCCATCTCCTGGTGAAGCAAAAGTTACTCCACCTTGTGCTGCATTGTTTTTAAAAAGAAAATTTAAAAGTCTATTTTCTAAATATGTGGTTGCTGCATTTGCTGTCGCCATTTTCTACTCCTTCTCTAAGTTCGTGGTCTTGACGGAAGACCAGTTTTAAAAGCGTCTGTATTTTCTCTAGCTTCTCCTAGATCTTTTAGACGCTCTAAATATTGCATATATAAACCATTGTAATTTTGTATAACATCTGGTTCACCCTTCATATAATTATACGCTTCTACGAGTGATCCGTAAAGTAAAGCATACGGAGCATTTGTACTTAACCAAGTTGTACCACTATCAGATCCAGCAGTCAAACTTGCAGGTCTATAATAATAGTGAAGTTCGATTGCATAGTTACTATTTGGTGTTGGTGCAACTATGAAATTATCTACATCAAATCTTGCGTAGTATTTTGGTAGTCCAGTTGTTGTAGCAGCTGGGGTATACTCTCTAATAAAGCTAACATCTTTTTTTAAAAGATATCCCTCTGAACCAGCCGTTGTTATCTGTAAAGAAAAAGAGGCTAAATAATCATTTGGTATTGTTAAATACTGATCGGATGCAGTAAAAGCACTTGTTACGTTTTTTCTAAAATAATCAAGATCAACAGATTTAAATATCTTCTCTTCAGATGCTTTTATAAAATCATCTAAATGATTAACAAAAGTAGTTTCTGTGTTGTCTGTATAATCTTGTATTGCTGTTTTTAATGTTGCTTTTGTAAAACTCATTTATTTCTCCAATGTTACTGGACCAACTGTAGCTATGTCTCCACCAAATTGAGTGTTTAATCCTGGGTCTATGTCTGTTACTGTTATCGTTGCGCCCATATTTGCATGAACACTACACTGATAAAATAAGGTAGAGGGAGCACCAGATGCAACTGTTATTTCTGTATATGCACCAGATGAACCTGCTGTTCCGTTTGTTGTAACTCCAGTTGTGTATTCTCCACCAGTTTTATCTGCTGAAGTATAAAATCTCAACGGATGTCCTGAATTGGAACTATCTGATTGAACAAATCTGTAAGTGCTTCCAACCTTAAATGTTAGCTCAACATCTGCTGTTGCCGTGCTTCCGTTTATAGCATATTTATTAGAAGAACCGACATTATAGCTTGGATGATTACTTGGATTGCCACTAACAACAGTTACAGTATAAGTGACTGATTCCGTTGCAGCTGATATGCCAGGTATTGTAAACGTATATTGATCTGTTGTTGTAGCACTTATTGAATAACCACTATCTGATTCAAGTAGTGCCTTTGTAATTTGACTTCCAAAGCCAACGGCATCTCTAAATCTAACAGTATCACTACTACTTCTTCCATGATTTTTTTCAGTAACTGTTATAGCTCCACTACCAGAATGTAAAAAAGGATTTACACCTAATAATCTTTCTATCGCTGGTTCTGTTCTTGAATCTGGTCTTGGCTCATATAAAGCTGTTGGATCTGGACCTGGATAATTCGGCTCTAATTGTGGATGCTTTGCTTCATATTCGTCTATTCCTACCTTTAGACCATTCCATTCTTTTATCATGTCTCTTAAACGATAGCGAAAACCAGATCGGTCTGAATAACCCCATGCCTTCTTACCACTTGCGTACCTAGCCATTAGTACCTCAAGTATGATATATTTGGTGTTAACTTAAGTGGTGTGCTGTTTGCATCCTCTGACATGGCTCTTTGGAACTCTTCTTCGTAAACGCTTTTTAATATTTGTATTCTTTCTGGTGCTCTTTTTATAGCTATATAATAAGCAAGACCAGCAGCCATACACGGTAAAAATCTAAAAGGTGCATCTGTTGTATTAACTAAAGCATCTGCATCTTGTATTCTTCTCACATAATAATAAACAAGAGTGTAAGAAGCATCTGGTGTAGACCAAAGAGTTATTGTAGGAGTTGTTTGTCTGTCAAAAAAATACTGACTTGGTTGTCCTGTGCTTGTTTTGTTAGGTATTCTTAAATACTCACCACGGCTCATCTGTGTAAGAGTAAAATCAGTTCCAGAACTATTCCTTAAAACAACTTCTAGTAAATCTACAAACTCACTCGATAATGTATAGGTAGCAGTTCCAGAGGATACGGCTTTTGTTTCTTGCGTTACAGTCCATAAATTAAGTCCTCTGTTTGCCCAATCAGCAAACATAAGGTTTAAAGAACGTCTTGCAGTTTTAGCATCATAACCACTTCTCATTTCTAAGCCACATCTTTCATATGCCTCTTCAATGAGTTCTCCTACATCTAAATCAAAATCTCTTGAGTTTGAAGTTGCCATTACTTCTTCTTTCTTCTTAATGCTTTAACTCTTCTAGGAGCGCCTGCTGGTTGACCTAGACGATTCTTTTGCCTTATTCTACTTCTTTTTTCTGTTGCTGTCATCTCCTTAGTAGTCTTCGGAGTTTTTGAACTAATTCTTTTACTCGGTCTACAATAAGGTGTACCACGCTTTTCACCTTTTTGACGACCACATTTTTTGCCCGTTTTAACATCTCTCCAGTCCTCCTTGAACCATCGTTTTAAAGCTAGACCTTTTTTTGTTTTTCTTACAGCCATTATGAATACTTTGTTTTCTTTCTTCTAGCAGACATTATAGCACCACAACCTCTAGCTATGTTTTTATTTTTTGATTTTCGTTTAGTCATCCTAACAACCTTACCCTCTTTGGCAGTCATTGTTTCTTGTTTTACTTTTTCGATAGCGGCATTTAATCCACCACCCATTGCTTTCTTTTTCTTTTTACCACCAGTTCCGTAGTTAGCTGCACCAACTTTTCTACATTTTGCAATAGCGCCCGATGCATAAGCCGATGGAAAAACCTTATATCTGGCTTTTACTTTGTGATAACATGCGTCTTTAGGCATAATATTTTCCTTTCATTAGTTTCCAGCAGGTACACATCCACTGTCTTTTTTTACATCTAAGACAAACCTTTTGAGGTTCACCTCTTACTACCTCGCCTTTTTTTAGCGGCACAATGTGCTTTTTCAGAAAACCCACGAGGTCTGGCACAATTGATTTTCCTCTTCCTCTTGGCACTCCACTTCCTTTTACCTGGTGCTTTTGTTATCTGTTGGGACATTGATCCCCGCGAGATTGCCATCTATTGTCTTCCTATTAATAAAATCTATCCACAAAGTATGAATCATTTTGTGGTTTTCTTCAACCTTTACTACAGTAACAGCAGTTCTTTTATCTACTTCAATAAGAGTGGTAACTATCCATGCAATAGATCCAGCAACAAGAACAACAGAAACTCCATTCATAATCTCTTTAGGTTTTAACATTTCCATCTTCTCCTTGCTTGTCTTAAACGACTGTTAGGATTTTTCGCTGCTTTAGGAAACTTTTTCATCTGGCCTGCACTTCTAGCACAAAATGACTTTCTTCTCTTTGCAGCCTTACTGCCTTTTTTAACTTTACCAGTAACAGCAGTTTTTAATTTACTGCCTGGGTTTTCTCTTCGATAACGAGCAACCCCCGCCTTAGTCATTCCCGCTCCAGATTTGGTGGAGCGAAAATACTTTTTGGTCTTAGGAGGTTGCTTGTCTCTTGTTCTAGCCATTATGATAAAAATATAGTTAGTTTGTTACCACTACCAGTAAAGGCAGATAGATATGCACCACTCTCTGCTAATATACCATTATCTGGAATATTAAGAGTATGTAACCCAGTTGGAAAACTTTGTGTTATTAATGTAGCTCCACCATTACCATCTGTT